GGTGAGGGGGACTCTCCGCGAGTTCGGCTCTAACTATCTTTGCGGAAGCAGCCCCTCACCCCAACCCTCTCCCCGTGAAGAACGGGGAGAGGGAGCACACTGCTCTTTGCCGCAACAGTAGAGAAGATGACCAGTCGCCATTCTCTTTGATTGATTGCCGGGTCAAGCCGGTCAAGCCCAGCAATGACGAGTGGGGCGCGCCACCATCACTTGCAGCCACAATTTTTCGACACCGCTTATCACGAGTTCAATCAGACATGACCATTCCTCTGCTTGCCCTGGCGCCGACTGTGCCGCTGGGTTCTCCTGTCACACACGACGTTACCCTCGTGACCACGCGCAAGCTTGCCCAGGCGCGGGTGATGGGCGTGCCGCCGGAGGAATTCGGCGTCGAGCGCGGCGCACGCAGCATTCGCGACTGCAATTACTGCTTCCATGAGGTCGTCACCAAGACCGAAGGACAGCTGATCGCGGAAGGCTTTGACGCCGAACAGATCAAGGCGCTTAACCCACAGACGGGTGCGACCGAAGTCGAGACGCTGGCGCGCGACACCGTGGCGGAACATTTGTCGGCGACCGCCGGTGGCAGTAACGCCAATTCGGCGGCGCGACTGGTGCGGATCACCGAGCACTATGTGCGGATGGATTATGAGGGTACGGGACGACCCTGCCTCTACCAGGTCATTACAGGTGGCGAGCAGAGCGAGATCCTGCGCAAGGACGGCAAGGAATGCATCACGCCGTTTGACGAGATGCCGTTTGCCGCGACGACGCCGGTGCCGATGACGCATCGCTTGTTCGGCCGTTCGATTGCGGACCTCGTCATGCCGCTGCAGCGGGAGAAGACCGCGCTGAAGCGCGGGGCGCTCGACAATCTCTATCTGCACAACAATCCGCGCGTTGAGGTGGCCGAGCAGAATGCAGGCCCGAATACGCTGGATGATCTCCTGGTGTCGCGACCGGGCGGCGTTGTCCGCACCAAGACGGCGGGCGGGCTGAACTGGCAGGTGGTGCCCGATATCACCACGTCCATCTACCCGATGCTGCAATATCTGGATGCCGAGATCGAAATCCGTACTGGCCTTGCCAAGCAGGCGCAAGGCCTTGACGCCAACGCCTTACAAAACCAATCCGCCACCGCAGTCGCGCAAGTGTTTTCGGCCTCGCAGATGCGGATCAAGCTCATGGCACGCATCATGGCCGAAGGCGTGCGGGACATCTTCGCGTTGTTGCACGGTACGATCCGCAAGCATGGCCAGCGACAGGAGACGGTGCGGTTGCGTAACGCCTGGGTCGATGTCGATCCCCGCAACTGGAAGAGCCGCGACGACATGACCATCAATGTTGGTCTCGGCTCCGGCGGCAAGGCGCAGCAATTCGCGCAAACCATGGCGATTGCCAATGTTCAGAAGGAACTGCTGGCCGGCGGCAAGATCAATCTGGTCGGCGATCGCGAGCTCTATAACACCGCGGCCGAACTGACCCGAATCATGGGCCACAGGAATCCCAATCAGTTCTTCACTGATCCGACGGCGGTTAATCCGCAAACGGGGCAGCTCCTGCATCCTCCGCCCGCGCCGCCACAGCCGCCGCCCGATCCGAAGCTGATGGCGGTGCAGGCAAGGCTGCAGGCCGATCAACTCGCTGCTGCGCATAAGGCGCAGATCGAGCGCCAGAAGGCGCAAGCCGATGCGATCCATCAGCAGGTGAAGACACAGGCCGAGATCGAGCTCGCAAAGATCAAGGCCGGACTCGACGCCAAGATCGCACTGCTTGACGCTCACCTGAAGACACTTGAACGGGAGCATAAGTTGCGACACGCACAGGAGCAGCACCGGATGGAGGTCGCCGAAGCAGGCATGAATGTTGTCGCTTCGGCTGCAAACCATGACTTGAAAACACGAGGGGAGAACACCGGCGGGGAGCAGGCGAATGATTGACGAAAGCGCGCTGGAGCAGTCGGTGGCGAGTGCAGTTCGCGCCGAGGCGCTGCTCGACAACGATATGCTGTCCGAGGCCTTCGATACGCTGGAGAAAAGCTACATCGCCGCCTGGCGCGCAACGACGATCGACGATGCCAGCGGGCGTGAAAAGCTCTTCCTCGCGATCAACGTCGTTGGCAAGGTAAGAGATCACCTCGCAAGCGTCATCGCGAATGGAAAACTGGCGCGAGCCGAGTTGAAGGAGCTTGCCGAGACGGCAGAGCGGCGCAAGAGGTTTGGGATCATTTAGGTGAATCAGAGGCCTCCGGCATGCGCATGCTCGGCGATTCGGATTGAGATGGCTAAAGCAGAACCCGATTTTGATATCATATATGACGCATTCACATCGATGCCGCCCCGGCGCGAGTAGCGCTGGCTCACGGCGAATAAGTCTCGCCGCGCCGAACCGGGAGTTGATTCCCGCGCCATCGAGCCATCGAGACTCCAACCTCAAACAACCCATGAAAACGCAAGCCACTGTGCGCGGTCGAGCGGGAGAAGCCCCGCGCGTTACGCGACAGATTGGCTTGTCTTAAGGAAATCCAGATGTCTCTACCGACTTCCACCTTCGTTACCTATTCCGCGGTCGGCAATCGCGAAGATCTCAGTGACATGATCTATCGCATCGATCCGGTCGATACGCCGTTCATGAGTGGCGTCGACAAGGAAAAGGCGACTGCCGTCAACCACGAATGGCAGACGCAAGCCCTTGCCGCGGCGGATGACAACAACGCTCAGCTCGAGGGCGACGACCCCTCGACCAACACGACGACGCCGACCATCCGGCTCGGCAATCTCTGCCAGATCTCCTACAAGGTCGCCCGGGTCTCCGGAACGCAGCAGGCGGTGGATCACGCCGGCCGTGACAACGAGCTCGCCTATCAGGAGATGCTGAAGGGCCTCGAACTCAAGCGCGATCTCGAGACCATCCTCTGCGGCACCAACCAGGCGAAGGTCGCCGGCGACACCAACACGCCGCGCAAGACTGCGTCGGTCCTTTCCTGGCTCGTCTCGAATACGTCAAGGGGAACAGCGGGTGGGGCGGCGGACCCGGCGGGCGCCGATGGCACCGGCACGCGAACCGACGGCACCCAACTCGCTTTCACCGAAGTGCGCTTGAAAACCGTGCTTTCCTCGATCTGGAGCAACGGCGGCAAGCCCGGCACCATCTTGACTGGCGCCTTCAACAAGCAGGTGTTCTCCACCTTCACGGGGCGTTCCACGGCGATCGAGGAGGCGAAGTCGAAGAAGATCGTCGCGTCTGTTGACGCGTATGAGTCGGATTTCGGCAAACTCAAGGTGGTCGCCAATCGCTTCCAGCGCCCGCGCGACGTGTTGGTGTTGGAGATGGACAAATGGGCGGTGGCCTATCTCAACGGGCGCAACATGGTCTCGATCCCGCTGGCGAAGACCGGAGACTCCGAGCGTCGGCAGATCCTGGCCGAATATGCGCTGGTTGCCCGCAACGAGAAAGCCTCAGGAGGCGTGTTCGATAACACCACCGCCTGATCGATGGTGCTCATTGATCCCACCTTTGGGGCGGCCCTCGGGCCGCCCTCAACTTTTCTGGAGCTAAGACATGCCGTTCTTTTCCAAACAAAACTCTTCGCGCGTCGGCACCACTCAGACGATCGCATATGACGCCAGCATCGGCATCGCCGACGCTTTCGGACCCGAAACCTACCAGCTTCGTCTGGTCGCGAATTCCGCCTGTTGCTATCGCATCGGCGACGGCGCACAGACTGCGACCAGCACGGATGTCTACCTTCCGGCAAATTGGGTCGAATATGTCACCGTCAGCCCCGGTCAGCGCATCGCGGCAATCAAGGCTCCGACCAATGGCTTGGTGACGGCAACAGCCGGAACACTCTGGGTGACGGAGATGTCGTGATGGAGGGCGTTCTGATCAGGTCCCATCTCGACAGCAATGGCAGCGATCTTGCGATCGAGCACCTACAGGACGTGGCGCCCATCCTGGAATGGAACAAGCAGGCGCGCGGTGACGAACAGCGCGGCGATTGGGGGCGTCATGTGGCCCGCATTCCCAACGTCATCTATGTCAGATGGCTCAACGAGGAGCACGCCAGGGGAAACACCTCGTTGCGGCTGTTCACGCCTGAGTTCGACGTGATCGTGCAGAAAAAGCTCGATGATCCCGACTGGACGTATTTGCGAACCGACAGGCCGAAATTGCAGGCCGGATGGTCAACGGAGCTCACGTGACCCAGATTAGCGATTACGCGTCGCTGCAAGAGGCAGTGACCGAGTATCTTGCCCGTGATCATGATGCCACGCTGATCGCGCGCATCCCGACCTTCATTCAGCTCACGGAAGCGAAGTTCAATCGACAGCTGTTCGTGAGGCAAATGGAGCAACGCGCAACGGCGGTTGTCGATCTTGGATCAAGTGAGCCGGAGTTTATCCCGCTGCCATCAGACTTTCAGTCGATGCGCAGGGTTCGCCTGTCAAGCGTGGCGGGAAAACCCAGTCTTGAGTTCAAGTCCGGGACTCAGATGGATGAGTACCGCTTCGCAAGCTCCGACATTGCCGCACGGCCGCGCTACTTCACCGTGTTCGGCAACGAGATCGAGCTCGCGCCAACGCCAGACGCCGCTTACACCATCGAAATGGTCTATCGGCAGAATGTGCAGGCGCTTGCCTTGAACGGCAGCAACTGGCTGCTCACCATGGCGCCGGACCTCTATCTGTACGGAGCGCTGCTTGAGTCCGCGCCTTACATCAAGGAAGACGCGCGCATCCAGACCTGGGGGCTCGGATTCACGACAGCGCTCACCGATCTGAACAATCTCGGGCTGACGTCGACCTTCAACGCCGGACCGATGACGGTGCGCGTCTCCGGGCCGATCATTTAGGACAACGGGAATGGCAAGTTTCAACAAGTTCTATTGCTTTGTACAGGATGTCGCGAGCGCACTGCATGATATGAGGACCGGCACGACGCATGTCTACAAGGTCTATTTGACCAACACGGCGCCCGTCGCAACGAACGCCGTCTACAACACACCCGCGGATCTTCCGCCTGGCAATGGCTACGCCGGCGGGGGCAATAGCATCGGAGCGATCACGGGCGCGCAGACGGCGGGAACATTCAGGCTCGTTGGCGAATCCGATCCTTCATGGACCGCTTCGGGTGGTTCGATCGGACCGTTTCAATATGCGGTGCTCTACAATTCAACCTCGGCGACCCAGCCGCTTATTGGCTGGTGGGACTATGGCGTTCCAGTCACGCTGACCAACGGCAACACCTTCACTATTGACCTTGATCAGGCCAACGGCGTGCTCACCTTACAATAGGGGAAATAAATGGCAGCGTTCCTCGACCTATGCCGCTTCAATACGTCTTCCGGGGGCACCGGAGATTGGGTCTACTCATCTGAAGTGACCGGCTGTCAATCTCCCGCGGCCGCTGGCGCGATTGATGGCCGCGAATACAAATTTCAGGCAATCAGCTCCGATCAGACGCAGTGGGAGTTGGCGGAGGGGGCCTATACCGCAGCGAGCGGAACACTCGCGCGAACGACAGTCCTTTACAATTCCGCCGGCACCGGCTCTGCGGCTGGCCAGAGCGGGGCCGGCGCAAAGATCGATTTCTCACTGCCTCCGACCGTCGCCATCGTCGCGATCAAGGAGGATTTGATCTCGGTCGAGGAGGCAAACGCCTTTACAGCTACTCAACAGGCGCAGGCGCGTGCAAATATCGGTGCCGCTCCGGTACCTGGAGCGTGGACCAACTACACACCCACAGTATCTGCAACCTCAGGCAGTCTCGGAGGCGCGTCCGCGTCCGGAAGATACCATCAACTCGGCAAGCTGGTGTTCTTCTATATCTCAATCGTGATCACATCCAACGGGTCAGCTGCGGGGTCTGTGAGGGCCACGCTGCCAGTTCAATCTGGTGCGGGAACCCGCACTTTTATCGCTAAGGAAAATGCGATGAAGTGGAATCCGTTGTATGGCGTGGTTTTCGATTGGCTGCCTTATATCGACCTCCAGAATTTCGACAATTCATACCCAGGTGGCGACGGATGTAAGCTGGATGTCAGCGGCGTTTACGAGTCAATATAATGTCGCTCCTGGGCTTTGAGGCATTAGGAAGATGGTCGCCAGGAGAGTTTCCGGCGAAGGACGGGAGCGCAACGCTCATCGCCAGAGCCGGCGACTTCGTTGCGGCAGGGCAGCCTGCGGCGTTCAGCGACGCACTTGCCGCAGGATCCGGCTCGCTCGGGCTCTCCGGCAGGTCGGCGGCCTTGAACATGAGTGGGACGTTTGGTCCCGGAACATTTGCGGCCGATGGGATTGCCGCGGATTTCGACGTATCGGAGGCTGCCGCGCACGCCCGTTTCGCAATCGCGGGCGTTGATAGCAAGTACGCGCTTGGTGCTGTTGTGGTGTCCGGCGAGTTCGCTGTGTCGGCTTTCTCTGACCCGGGTGAGATCGTACTGGGCGTCGCGCCGGCAGCTTTCGCTTTCACCGGCGCGGTGTCGAACTACAGCCGGAATTTCGAGGCATGGATCTGGCGTTCAGTCGCTGGGCCGGCATGGCAAGCAGAGGCGACGCTTTCCTCGCCAGGCTGGACCGGTGCTTCGTTGCCCTTCCGTATATGGACCGCAGTATCCGCGCCCGCAAATACGTGGGCGCCTGCCACAATCCAAATCGAGCCATGTAAATTCGAGCGCTGGAGGACAAAATAGTGCCGCTCCTTGCCTATGGCGAATATCGCCCCGATGTCAGCGACTATGAAGGCCAGGCGACACGTAACATCCTCAACGTCATTCCGCGTGGCGATGGTTACGGTCCATTCCCTTCATTCTCGGCTTACACGTCGGCGTTGCCTGCTCCGTGCCGGGGGGCATTCTACGCCCTGAAATCCGACGGCACGGTTGTCACCTTCGCGGGCACAAGCGACAGACTCTACAGGCTCAACAACACCGATTTCACCTGGGACGATGTGTCCAGGGATGGTTCGGCCTACTCGGCGCTTTCCTCCACTGCTCAGTGGCAGTTCGCGCAGACCGGCAACTTCGTCTTTGCGACACAAGCGAACGCGGTGCTCCAGGTGTTCGACCTTTCGTCGTCCACCGCCTTTGCCGACGCCCTCGGGGAGCCGCCGCAAGCGGGCTATATCAGCGTGGTCGGCCGCTTCCTGGTGCTATCCGGCCTGCTTTCGACGCCCTACAGGATTCAGTGGTCGGGATTGAACAATTTCAACGCCTCCGACAGCTGGACGAGCGGCGTTCAGTCGTCCGACTACCAGGACTTTCCGGATGGCGGCATCGTTCGTGGCGTGGCGGGAGGAGAGTCCGGGATCATCTTTCAAGACCAGGCGATCCGCCGTATGTCGTATGTGCCGGGTTCGCCCATCATCTTCCAGATTGATCGTATCACGCAGGACAAGGGGCTCTACGCGCCGTACTCGATTATCCGCGCCGGCGAACGCATCTTCTTTTACGCGGGCCAGGGCTTTCACAAGATCGAGCCGGGCGGCGTGCCGCAACAAATCGGACGTGAGAAGGTTGACCGCACTTTCCTCGTCGATCTCGACCAAGGCAATCTGCAGCTCTTCATGGGGGCGGCCGATCCACGTTCGACGCGGGTCTATTGGGCCTACAAGTCTGTGTCGGGCGCGGTCGGCACATATGACAAACTGCTTGGCTACGACTTTCTGCTTGATCGCTTCTTTCCGGTCTCGGTGACCGGCGAATATCTGCTGGGCATGTCCCAGACCGGGCTGACGCTGGAGAACCTCGACAGCATTTCGTCGTCCCTTGACGCGTTGACGTTGAGCCTGGACGCCTACGCTACGGCCGTGCAGCCGGAGATCGCGCAATTCTCAAGTTCGCATGTGTTGGGCTTTTTCCGCGGCCCCAGCCTGGAGGCGACTCTCGAAAGCGCGGAGCAGGGCACGGATGAGAACCGCATCACCATTCGCGGTTTTCGGCCCATTACCGATGCGGCGGCTCTCTACGGCTCCGTATCCTGGCGCGACACGCTGGCGGTGTCAGCAACACCAGGCGATGAAGTCCTGGTCAACGCCCGAACCGGGCGTTGCGACCTTATGCGCGATACCCGCTACTCGCGCTTCAAATTGCGTATCCCGGCCGAGACTGCATGGACATTCTCCGCCGGCGTCGTTCCTGATCTCACACCCAACGGCACGCTATGACTGTTTACGTTCCGGGCATTACCGAGACTGATCTCAAGAAGATCGTTCTCGCAATCCAGCAACTCGCGGCCGGCCGCTCGAATGCAGTCGGCAGCGTGACATTGGCGACAGGTGCGTCGACTACCATGGTCGCGACGGCAAACTGCGCTGAGGGGTCTGTGCCCATCCTGGTGCCGGCGTCAGCCGATGCTGCGACGGAGTTCGGTAACGGCACAGTTTATGTAAGCGCAGTTGCCAACGGATCGTTCACGATCGCGCACGCGAATTCGGCAGTGACGGGGCGGACGTTTTTGTATGCGATCGTTGGGTGAAGGCGCCCTGCGCCGCGGCGTGGCGCTTTGTACCAGATCAGCTCAATAGCTCTACTCAGTTTGGCTAAAACTGATGGCGCCGCCAAAGTGGCGCAAGGCAGGTGTGCGGCGAGAAAGATCGTCGGTGTTTGGGAAAACGGCAGCTTGTCAAAGTTCTCATTTTGTTCTAGCAGTCTCGATGCTGTAGAACAACGGGCATTCTGCGCAAAATGACGTAGCTCGCAAGTTTGCTGCACCATTCTCGTTCAATTGCCCGACGCGTCATGAGGACATTACTCTTGCTTGGGAGGCGCTCGATGCCGTGGGACGAACCGTGTTTGGTGCAGTACCAGTTTCGTTATGGGGCGAAGGAGTGGCCGGCGGTCGCCCGGCTCGGATTTCCACAGCCTGATGAGGCGCATCCCGGTGAATGGATCTGTTCTTTCCAGATAGAGGGACACAAGGACGGTCAGGTTCGCAGAGCGCGGGGCAATGATGGACTTCTGGCCTTGACTATTGCGAGCGCAGCGATTCGTGCGTCACTGGATCGCTTGAGGAAGATCCACTTTGACGGCATCTCGTATGAGTTTATTTTTCCGAGATATGTGCCTGATTGTTACGGACTCAAATTTCACCGGAAATTGTGCAAGCTGGTGGATACTGAGCTCAAAAAGAAAAATAGACAAATCCGCAGGCGCTGACGCAAGCGCGAGCTTCGCGAGCGCAAGGCATCAGGAGGCGCAGCGTAGGCTTCTGCGTTCCGAAAGAAGGGGCGGTTATGTGTGAAACCACTTGCTCCCCCCAATTGGTTTGCGTCGATCCAAAGCGTGTCGAGAACATCTGGCCTCACGTTGCTTCGCTCCTGCGCCGCGCGACGGCGAGGACTGGGCTGTCTGCGTTCGCCGAGATCGAACGTGACATTCTGAATGGCAACGCTCTGATCTGGATCGCGTGGAACGGCCGGACTATCGAAGCCGTCGCATCGACAAGCCTTCAACAAACCGATGGCGGCAAGGTCTGCGTCATCATGGCTTGCTCCGGTGCAAAGATGGCGAACTGGCTGCCGTTGATCCGAACCATCGAGCTCTACGCCAAGGATGAAGGCTGCACATGTGTCCGCATCTTCGGACGCAAAGGGTGGGCCCGAGTGCTCAATGGTTACAAGCAGACGCATGCGATCATCGATAAGCACCTCTCGTGAGGGCGAGCCGCAGTCCTACGCGCGCAAGCCAGTCGACCTGGATAGGCAATTGCCAAACATCCAATAGCAGGCCGGTCAACGGACCGGCTCCC